GCTGCTACTCCAGATGGTTGTAGAGCAACTTACGAAGTCATTAACAAAGAGGAATATGTCAAAAAAGAAAAAGAAAAAAAACAAGAAGAAGAAGCCTGGAAAGAAATCCAAGGGTAGAAAATATTAAATAGGTAACCCTTACTCATATGGCAACCAAAAGAGAAAAAGAACATATGAGTAGGGTTGCGTCTTTAGGATGTTGGATATGCAGATCCCCTGCATCATTACATCATATCCGACCAAAAGGTACGGGTATAGGCAGAAGGTCAAGTCATTTCGAAGTGATCCCTTTATGCTATGAACATCACCAGGGACAATTCTCTATTCATAGAACCAAAAGAAAATTCGAATCCATATATGGAAAAGAAAAAGAAATCCTAGAACAAGTTCTGGAGCAGGTAGAACTATTAAGAAAGCAGGAAGATGTCTTTTCTTAATAACTTATCTTTAAAAGACAGAAGAAGATTAAGAACGATTGTAAAAAGAGTTCATCTTAAAAATTATCCTACACATATGATTACTGATTATGAGGCAGATAAATTAGTTGAAGCATTTGGAGAAGAAACAGTTTATAATATGCTGAAGTCAAATGTAGGAACTAATGTCGATTAATTTCAAATACAAACCAGAAGGACAAGTATTAAAGACCTTTATGAAGTCTAATGACTTCTTTAGAGGTTTAAGAGGCCCAGTAGGTAGTGGTAAATCTGTGAGTTGCTGCATAGAAGTATTTAGAAGATCACTCCTCCAAGAAAAAAATAAGAATGGAATAAGAAGAACAAGGTGGGCAGTTATAAGAAATACCAATCCTCAATTAAGAACCACAACAATTAAAACGTGGTTGGATTGGTTTCCTGAAGATGAGTGGGGAGATTTTGCCTGGTCAGTTCCTTATACCCATTACATCAGAAAAGGAGAAATAGAAATTGAAGTTATATTCCTTGCTCTTGATAGGCCTGAAGATGTTAAAAAACTTCTATCACTTGAACTTACAGGTGTGTGGATTAATGAAGCCAGAGAGATACCTAAGAGCATTATTGATGCTTGTACTATGCGGGTTGGTCGGTTTCCATCAATGCGTGATGGTGGAGCAACTTGGTACGGAGTCATCGCAGATTCAAATGCTCCTGAAGAAGATCATTGGTGGCCCATAATGGCTGGGGATGTTCCTGTCCCTGATCATTTATCTAGAGATGAAGTCTTGATGTTAATCAAGCCTGATAACTGGAGTTTCTATTCTCAACCTCCTGCAATGAATACTATTAAAGATCCTAAAGGTGAATTATCAGGATATTTATATAATCCCCTTGCTGAAAATCAAAAAAACTTGACACCTAAATATTATGAAAATATTATAAGAGGTAAGACAAAAGGATGGATAGATGTTTATGTTCTTAATAAATTAGGATCTATTGAAGAAGGTAAACCTGTTTATCCAAATTATAAAGATGATTTACATATAGCTAGTGAAAGCCTCCCTCTAGTTACCAAACAACCAATCTACGTTGGATTGGATTTTGGTCTGACACCTGCAGCAGTCTTTGCTCAAAGACTTGCTACAGGTCGTTGGCAGATTCTTTCAGAATTAGTTTGCTTTGATATGGGAGTTGTTAGATTTTCAGAATTACTTAAAAATGAATTAGCTAGAAAATTTAGAGGATACGAAATATTAATCTATGGAGATCCTGCTGGAGATTTTAGATCTCAAACAGATGAAAGAACTCCATTTCAAATCTTAAGACAAACTGGATTAAAAGCAATACCCGCACCATCTAATGATGTAGCTTTAAGAACAGAAGCTGTAGATGGAGCATTAAGAAGATTACTTGATGGTAAGCCAGGATTTCTTTTAAATAAAAATTGTGTAACTTTAAGAAAAGGATTTAATGGTGGATATCATTATAGACGGATACAAACAACAGGAGATCGTTATGATGAGAAACCATTTAAGAATAAATATTCTCACGTTCACGATGCTTTACAATATTTAATGTTAGGAGCTGGAGAAGGAGCTGCTCTTATTGCTAGTAAGAAACCTTCTAAACCTATTATTGCTGAAAGACATTGGGATGTATTTGCTAAACATAAACAAAGGAAAAAATCAAGATGGGATATCTTCAGAAGGAATGGTTAGTTTATTTTTATGAAGCTCCATATCATTCTAAGTATGATTGGATGTACTTCTTAAAAAAAGGTTTTAAACATTGTGGAGCTTTAGGTTATGATCCACATCAAAAGCTGTGGACTCATTTAGAATTTACCCACGAAGGTACTGCAATGGAACATCTAAATCAAAAGGAGATTGATGATATTATTAATTATATGTATGATTTTAAAATGCTTAGATGTCCAGTTCGCAGAGATTGGCAGCTCTTTAGAATCAAAGATATGAATTGTGTTAGCTGGATTATGAGGTTGATAGGATATCATCGTTGGTATATATTTACACCTTATCAGCTTTATTGTGCGTTGATAAAAGATGGATATTCGTCATTTTATAATACAAATGGCCAAAAAAAAGAAAAGAACTCACGCACAGATAATAGATGAAATTAGAGAACTTCACGATCAAGAAGATAATTTACTTGATGAACTTGAAGATACTTGCTGTAGTATAGAGGACAGGGCATTTAAAAAAAGATTAGAGGAAGATTAATGGGCGGAATAATTAAAAAAAAACAAGATCCACCTAAGAGAGATCCTAGGCTTGATGCAGAATTAGCTGCAGCAAGAAAAAGAGAAGAAGATAGAAAAAAACAAGCAGAAGCAGCTCAAGCTGAAAAATCTTTTGCTTTAGGAATGGGATGGGTAGGTTCAAGATCTTTATTCGGTAGAGCTGGTGGTAGAGGTTACTTTGATCAAGATTAATTATGGCATACGTAGATATAGCTGATCAACCTGATGTTAATTCAGACGAAAAGGTTGTTCACTTAATTAAAAAATATAAAGAAGCTCGTGATCTTAAAGATCATTGGAAAGCTAAATTCGAAGAAGCATATGAATATTGCCTTCCAAATAGAGAATCATTTTATGATGAATCTCCAGGAAGTAAAAGAACAGATAAGATCTTTGATGAAACAGCAGTAGTAGGTGTACAAGAATTTGCATCTAGACTCCAAGCAGGTATCACACCAACCTTTGCTAGATGGGCAGATTTCCAAGCTGGTTCTGAAATACCTGAAGAAGCTAAACCTCAAACTAATTTAGAATTAGATCAAATAACTAATTATGTATTTGAAGTAATTCAAAATTCAAATTTCAATCAAGAAGTTCACGAAGCATTTATGGATCTTGCAGTAGGTACTGGAGTAATGCTTGTTGAAGAAGGAGATTCTATTCAGCCTGTTAAATTTACAGCAGTGCCTTTACCAAGAGTTTATTTAAACTCAGGGCCTGATGGAAGAATAGATTCCATTTATAGAGTCAGACAATGTAAGGCAAGTGATATTAATTTATTATATCCTAAAGCTAAAATTCCTGAAGATCTATTAAAGAGAACAAAAAAATTAAATATCATAGAAGCAGTTTATAAAGACTATGATGAAAGTAATACTGAAAAACATCAACTATGTGTCTTCTTAGAAAATCCTAAAATTATTTTATTAGAAGAAACATATAAAGGAATTGGATCTAATCCTTATTTAATTTTTAGATGGAATAAAGCATCTGGAGAAGTTTATGGTAGAGGGCCTATCTTTAATGCGATGGCAGCAATAAAAACCTGCAACCTTACCATAGAATTGATTTTAGAAAATGCACAAATGTCTGTAAGTGGTGTTTATACATTTGAAGATGATGGAGTAATAAATCCAGAAAATATTTCATTAGTACCAGGAAGTTTAATCCCCATTGCACCAGGAAGCAAAGGACTTGTTCCAATACAAGGAGCTGGTAATTTTGATGTAGCTCAATTAGTTTTATCTGAAATGCGTCAGAATATTAAAAAAGCTTTATATATGGAAACTTTAGGAAAGCCTGAAGGAACTCCAATGACAGCAACTGAAGTTTCTGAAAGAATGGCAGATCTATCTAGACAAATAGGATCTTCATTTGGAAGACTTCAATCAGAATTTATTCAACCTTTGTTAAGAAGAATTGTAAGAATTTTAGCCAAACAAGGTAGAATAACTTTACCACAAGTTAATGGTAAAGAAGTAAAAGTAGTAGCAAGATCTCCATTAAGTCAAGCTCAACATTTACAAGATGTTGCAGATGTTAATAGATTTAATGAAATTATTGCTGCAACTTTTGGGCCACAGATGATTAATCTGATCGTAGATCAAAATGCTACAGCTAAATACTTAGCTGAGAAAATGAATCTACCTGAGAAGTTAATAAGAGATCCTAATGAACAAGCACAAATTGTTCAGCAAATGTCGCAACTAGCTACAGCACCTGAGGAACAAGCTCCTCAAGTTCCTGGAGCTCCTCCTAATGGTGCATTTACTGGCGGAGGATAATGAGTTGGGACTCTATAAGAGATAAAAAGCCAACACCCAATAAAAGCATTGATGGTTATCTTAGATCAGAAGCAACTGAATCTAAATTAAATAAAATGTTTGCTGGTGTGTTTAAAGATAGTGATGGAAAAGAAGTTATGAAATATCTTAAATCTATTACTACAGAAGCTGTTGCAGGGCCTAACATTAATAGTAATGCTTTATTTCATATTGAAGGTATGAGATATCTAGTAGGCATAATGCAAACAAGAATAACTAAAGGAGAAAAAGATGGCGGATAATGAAACGTCAACACAAGCCCCTTCTACAGAAACGAAGGAAGAAGTTGTAAAACCAGAATATGTTCAAGACAAATTTTGGGATAAAGATTTAAGTAAAGTAAATCTTGAATCTTTAGCATCTAGTTATAATTCTTTAGAAAAAAAACTAGGTCAAAGAACTGAAGAAATATCTAAACAAGTTAGATCAGATCTTGAAACCGAAAAAGCTAGTAATACACCACAAGAATATAAATTAAATATTCCTGATGTTGGGCCTCATACTGATCTTAAAATATCTAAAGATATGGATATTGTTCAATGGTGGGAAAAAACAGCTAAGTCAAATCATTTAAATCAAACACAATTTGATGATGGTGTGAAAGCATTTGTTGATAATGCTGTTAAGAATATGCCTAATCCAGAATTAGAAATTCAAAAATTAGGTGATAATGGAAAAGCAAGAGTTGAAGCAGCAGATCTTTGGTCTAAAAAAAATTTATCTACTGATGGATATAATGCTCTTTCTAAAGTTGCAGTTACTGCTGAAGGAGTTAAAGCTGTAGAAGAATTAATGAAACTTAATAAAGATTCATCAATGCCTACATCTCAAACTGCTATTGAAGCTAGTCCTTCTGCAGATGATTTAAAATCAATGTTAAATGATCCTCGTTATTGGGATACCAGTAAACGAGATCCAGCATATGTAAAAAGAGTTACAGATCTGTATGAGAAAACATTTAACAAAGCATCGAAGTAAAACTCCATTTAAGTATAAAAAACTTAAGAAAGATTTACATTGGCTTGATGCAATTAGTCAAACAGGTTGGTTATCCGTTAATGATATGGATAAGATTAAACCTTCTAATGCTGTATCAAGTTCAATGTGGATTTATAAAAATACTAAAGAATATATTACCTTATTTGGCACATATTCTTATGATGAAAAAGGTGAAATTGAATTTGGAGAAGTCATCACTATCCCTAAAAAGTGGGTATAATGTGCGTTGCCTACTTAATCTAGAAAATCTATTTATTTAACAAGACCTTAAAAGTGTCAATGTTAGCCCTTGGTTGGACAACTAATCAAACATTTTGAAGACAATCGATTGTTTAACAACTAACACAAGGACATAATACAATGGCAACATCTATAACAAATGCCTTTATTACTCAGTTCGAAGCAGAAGTTCATATGGCTTATCAGCGTATGGGTTCGAAGCTAAAAAACTTAGTAAGAACTGTCAATGGTGTTAATGGATCGACTGTTAAGTTCCAGAAAGTTGCAAAAGGTTCTGCAAATACTAAAGCAAGACACGCTGAAGTAGTTGCGATGGATCTAGCACACAGCAATGTGTCAGCGACTTTAACGGACTACTATGCAGCAGATTACGTTGACAAACTTGACGAACTAAAGGTTAATATTGATGAACGACAAGTTGTAGCTCAGTCCGCAGCTTACGCACTAGGCAGAAAAACTGACGAAGTGCTAATTGCGGTTCTTGACGCAGCAACTTCAATTGCCGCTAACGTCAATTCTTCAGCAACTGGGATGACTCTCATTAAAGCTAAGAATATGATGGAGGTGTTTAATGGAAACGATGTTCCTGATGATGGTCAAAGATATTGGGTAGTAGGGCCGAAACAATGGTCTGACCTTTTATCTGTTGATCAATTTTCTAGAGTAGAATACGTAGGGCCGAATGAATTACCATTCCCTGGAGGCATTACTGCTAAAAGATGGATGGGATTCCTATTCTTCGTACACTCTGGATTATCAACATCAGGATCGGACAGATTAAATCTGGCGTTCCATAAATCAGCAATTGGTTGTGGTATTGGTTCTGACGTACGGACTGAAGTTAACTACATTCCTGAAAAAGTTTCACACTTAATTACTTCTATGATTTCATTAGGTGCTGTAGCTATTGATGGCGATGCAGCTAGAGTTCAACTTTGTACAGAATAATAAAAGGAGATATATATAAATGGCTTACGCAACTGACAATCCTATAAAAAAGGTGGCTCAAATGGGTGGCAACTCTCTTTGGTATTATGCTGACGGAGATGCTACTTCAACGATCGTTGGTTCTGGATACTTTAACTCTGCGTATGCAGAAGTAAAACAATTTGATATGATTCTCGTAGCTGCTACTACTGGTGGCACTGCAGAATCTGACTTATTAATTGTTTCTTCAGCTACTGGAGCAACGACTGTCACAACAACAAAATTAGCTTAAGGCTAGTTTCAATCTGGGGGGAGCAATTCCCCCAGGTTACTGATAAGAAAAAAAGATTATGGCAACAACAAATGTAGATATATGTGCAAGAGCATTAATAATGGTAGGAGCTCAACCCATTTCATCATTTTCAGATGGAAGCACAGAAGCACTTGTTGCATCTAATATTTATGAAGACATTGTAGAAGCATCCCTTTGTAAAGCAAGATGGAGATTTGCTACAACACAAAAACAACTTTCCTTATTAACTAATACACCAACTGGTAGATATGATTATGCATATCAAATGCCAACTGATCCTGCTGTATTACAAATAAATACAATAACAGTTAATGATTATATTATTCCATATGAAAGATATAAAGATAAAATTTATGTAAATGGATATGGTTCATCTAATGCTTTAATTATGGATTATATCTACAGAGTAGAAGAAGCATATTTTCCTGCTCATTTTAAATTAGCTTTGGAATATCAATTAGCATCTGTGTTTGCTGGTTCAGTAGCTAGAGATAATGATATGATAAAATCATTTATTGAATTAGCTGAAAGACAATTTCTATCTGCTAAACATATAGACTCAGTTGAAAAAACCAATGCTAAATTCGACTTAAGTCGATATAAGAATTTAAGGTTATCAACTAGAACTAATGTTTAGAAATGCCAAGAACTATAAATACTGTACAAACAAATTTTTCATCTGGAGAACTTAATCCTTTACTAGCAAGTAGAACGGATAGTAAAGCTTATTTTGAAGGGACTAAATCCTGTAGAAATTTTGCTTTATTAGCTGAAGGTGGATTAATGAGAAGACCAGGAACTACTTATTTAGCAACATTACCTGGAGAATCAAGATTAATACCTTTTGTATTTTCTGATGATGAAGTTGCTATTATAGCTTTATCTAATCAGAGATTAGATGTTTATAATACATCAGGTGTTGCTATTACTTCTAATTATACAACTAATTGTAATTGGACTACTGCTCAATTATTTGAATTAAATTTTACACAATTTGGAGATACGATATTTATTACTCATAGAAGTAATGCAATTCGTAAAATATTTAGAGCATCTGCCTCATCTTTTACTGTAAAAACATTTGACTTTGCAACACATTCTTCTGGATATCCAATCTATGAACCATATTATAAATATGAAGATAGTGCTACAACGATTACTACATCTGGCACTTCAGGATCTGTTACAGTTACAGCGAGTGCTAATACGTTTACTGCTAATTGGGTTGGAGTTAGAATACGAAAATCTGATGCTGCAGGTGCGAATTACAAAACAATGACTATTACAGGTTATACAAGTGCTACTCAAGTTACAGCCACTTGCAATGAAACCTTAACCAATACAACAGCTACTGTTGAATGGGATGAACAAACCTTTTCATCATTAAGAGGATATCCTCAAGCAGCAGCCTTTCATCAAAATAGATTATGGTTTGGTGGAGCTAATGCTAGACCATCTGGTATATGGGCATCACAAACAGGAGCTTATTATAATTTTAATGTAGATACTTCTGGAGATACACACGCTATTGATGTTGATATATCTGGGGATAAAGTTAATGAAGTTAGGCATATAATGTCTACTAGAAACTTACAGATCTTTACTGATGGTGGAGAATTTTATGTTCCCACAACAACAGCTACAGCAGCTATTACTCCAGGCAATGTTACTTTAAAACAACAAACACCTTATGGATGTAATAGAGCTGCACCTCAACAGTTTGATCAAGCTACTATCTTTAGTCAAAAATCTGGAAAAGCAGTTAGAGAATTTGTATGGAATGATATTGAAGATGGTTATAAAGCAACTTCAGTTTCTATTTTAGCAGCTCATCTTATAGACACACCAAAACAAATATCAGTTCAATCTGGTAATTTAACTAGACCTGAACAATATGCTTTTTTTTTAAATAATGGATCTACTCTTAATGGTCAACTAGCTGTCTTTCATTCAGTAAGAGATGAAAAAATAGCAGGTTGGGGATTATGGAGTACAAGAACAAATGATAGTTTTCATTCTATTGTTAGTTTAAATGAAAATTTAATAATATGTGCAAAAAGAATAGTAGCTTCTGGTACAGTTTATACTTTAGAAAAGTTTGCTGAAACAGATGCAACAACATTAGATTGCCAAACAACCACTACACTATCTCAAAGAGGAACTCCTCTTGTTGATGGAGCTTCTCAAACAGGTTCAACTTTAATAATAGATGGATTAACATCAGCTCCTCTAGTTAATGAACAATTTACCATTGCTGGAAATGCAACTGAATATACGATACAAGCAGTAACTGATAATTCAGGAGGAGAATATAGCGTGAACTTAGACAAAGTATTAGCAGCAACACCAGCAGATGATGCTGCTATTACTTTTACTAAAGGATTTTTACATACTGTAAATGCTCTGTATGGAAATGCTCAATCTGTAAATGCGGTATCAGGTAATAGTTCTTTAGGTACATATACAATAAATGGAAGCAACCAAATTACATTAACTTCTTCTGCTGGAGCTAAAGCAACTGGAGTGAAGGTAGGATTTAATTATACTCCTTCATTAGAAACAATGCCGATCGATAAAGAATTACCTGAAGGCCCATTAACGGGAGAACCTAGAAGAATTTCTAGAGCAATAGTAGATCTGAATAGCGTCTTAAATATGACCATTAAAGCTGCTGATACAACTGCCAAGTCATTAGTAGTTCAACAACTCGGATTTGCTATTGGCTCTGATTTAATACCTGTAACTGAAAGAAAAGAATTTTATTTTTTAGGTTACAGTAAAGAACCTACATTAACAATTTCACAAACAGATCCTTTACCTATGAAGATATTAGGAATGACAATGGAGGTAGTTTTTTCATAATGAGTGGAGATCCAATGACATTAGCGATAATTGCAAACACAGCCTTTCAGGTTGCTGGTGCTTATTCTTCAATACAGGATGCAAAATATCAAGCTGCAGTTCAAGCAAGACAATATGAGAATGATATTAAAATGGCAGAACTTCAAGCTATCCAGGAAGAAAATGATCGTAGAGAAAAAGCGGAAGATTCTATTATGGCTAATAAAGCTTATTGGGCTAGTACAGGTTTCTTAGATGATTCTAGAAATTTAATTGGAGCTAATAAAAGAATTACTAATAAAATGAAATCAGACATTCAAGACATTAGAGTTAATACAGCAGCTCTTGTAGGTAAATATGAATTAATGAAACTATCTACTGCATCAGCAGCAAAGAATAAAGTCTTTGGTGGTTATGCTAGTATAGGATCTGCTGCAGCATCAGGATATTCTGAATATGAATTATATAAACAAGGTAAAGGCTAATGGCACTTAAACGAGGAGAAAATACTAAAACAATTTCTGTTGCAACTAAGTATGCAAATACTGGTAATCCAAAAGTTATTCCAGAAAATGCTTTTGCTGCTATAGAAAAAGAATCTAGAAAAGGAAGGGAAGACCTTCTAAAATTAATGAAGATTAAACACGAATCAGCGTGGGTTACTAATTTTTCAAATAAAGCTTTAGACTTTTATACTGCATTAGATAAAAAATATAAAAATAATCCTAAAGCTTATGAGTTAGAAGCTGAAGCATATAATAAACAAGTAATAGCAAAGACTCCTTTAGCTTATAAGAAGGCAGCGTTTCAATCTTTATTTACCTATAAAGCTAATGGTGTTAAAACTGCATATAATAATTGGTATGAGATTGATAAAGATAATAGAATTTCTGATTACAATAAATATACCAATCTTGATTTAGCTAAAAAAGATAATGACTTTGAAGGTGTCAGTTTTAGCAATGAATCTGTTATTAATAAAACAAATGATCTTATTAAAATGTTTATTAATGAACACCAAGATCGTTCTAATACTCACTTTGGATCTTGGGGAGAAAACTTAGTTGCAAGTGGAGATTATGACGGAGTTGCTTTTAATAAAGAATATAATAATCATTTAATAGCTGATACAACAAGCTTCCTATATCATTTGGCGGTATCTCAAATAGATTCTGATAATAATTTTGCTGATGCTTTTAATCTTATTGAATTATTTAAAACAGGAAAAATAGATACCTTTGTTAAAGAGTTAGGTTTTGATCAACCTACTCAACTTGATAAACGAAGTGCTACTTTAAAAAGAACGATAGAATTAATTAATAATCCTGAACATATGTTGAAGATAGCTAAAGATGCAGAAAAAAGATTAGAAGAATATATGGGCCAAACAAGAGCTGCTTGGCAATCAGATAGTAAATCATATCTTAATGCAGATATTAAAGCTTGGAAAGATGGATCTCAAATAGGAGTGGGAACACATTGGTCAAGTATTATTAGTAGAGATAACTCTATTTTAGTTGATGATGAAATTCGAAATTTCTTCGGAGAAATAAAACAACAAGATCATACTGCTATTGCTGAATTAATGCATAAAAAAATTAATTTATATAAGCACGTTATTAAACCTATTTTAGATATGAAAGTATCTTCTGCTGTAGCTAGTGAATATAACAATGCAGATAAGAAAATGGTTTTAGATGGTTATATGGCAGCTATTGGTATTAACGATGACAATATAGGAATGAAGTGGGATTCAAGTGATATGACAAAATTATTTAGATTATCTGGTGAACTAGGAATATTACCAGATGCTGTCATTACTTATTTTGATTCTGATAGAAGCTCATTTACAAATCCTAATAATGTTAAAATGTTTAGAAAAAAAGTTCAAGACTATAAATATATGGTTTCTATTAATGAACGAGTTCTTAAACATTCTGGTGGAGAAAACTTTGATTTAATGGAAAAAGCAATTAATGAAAATTGGCTTTTAAAAGATGATGATACTTTAGCTTTATTACTTAAAGATGAGTATGCAGCTAAAACAGAAGGTAAAGATCTAAACAATCTTAAAACTAAATTAGAAGCTCATAGCACTCATATTAATGTTCAATTTAATAGAAACGATGCAAATTGGAATAACTATCTTACAGAAGTATTAGAAGAAATTAGCGATGATCGTTGGTTTGGTTCTAAAGCATTTTGGAATCTTATTGATCTGGGTAATTGGGGTGAAACTAAAAATAAACCTGTGGGTAGTGTTACTACTTGGACAGAATTAACAGAAACTAAAGGAGCTGATACTTTATTTAAATCTAATTGGACTTGGTTTCCTTCCAATTGGACATCGATGGACTTATCTCCAGATGTCAAAAATAATCTAAAATCATTTGCTAAAGATTATTTATTAAAACATTTACCTCCTGGAGTAAATCCATTTAAAGAAGATGGTTCACCAACTATCTATCTTACTAATGCTCTAAACTATGCTTTAGTAATGAATAAAAAACAAGGTTATGGTTATAGTAAAGTAAATTATAATTTTAAAAATCAAGGCAAGATAGACGAAAGAAATAATAAAATTAAAAGTAATAAGAATTATCTTACAAGTTTACGTCAAAAATTAAAGTATGCAGAAAAAGGTTCATTTTTTAGTATAGAAGATGCTGGACAAGATACTAATTGGATTTTAGCTCAAATTAAAAAGACAGAAAATACTAACGAAAGACTTAAAGAAGAAGTAGAATGGTATAAAGACAATCGTAATACAGATTATGTACGTTTCCCTATTGAAGATTATCATCCTAATAATGTTAAAAATTTAAACTTAGGAGGTATAGATGTCAAGATTTGGTTTGATAGTCTTAGTGATACTGATCGTAAAGCATTTCTGGGAGTAGATGAGAATGGTGATCCTCATTCTTTCGAAAAAACATTTGCTGCAATAAGATTTAATAACAATATGGTCTTTGAAGCAATTGATGGACAATTCGAAAAGGATGGCACTACTCCCAAATTTTCACTATCTGTTATAAATCTTAATGGTGAACTACATCAAGTAACTGGTGATGGAGAAAACTGGAGTCCATTTTCTAGTCAAGATGTTAAGATTCCTGTTAACTTTCATACTGATAAAACATTACCTGCAACAATGGAAAATGTTGCATTAAAAATATCTGAAGAAAATTTTTATCAAGTTGAAGAATGGTTTAATAATACATTAGGAATTAATCTTAATAACGATGATAAACGATGGTTAAAAGAAGTAATGATGAAATGGGATCAATGGAGAGTTCTTCATTCAGGTGATGAGTTTGGTATTGATACAATGTTCAGAACAGTTAATGATACTAAAATTCCTTATCATATTAAAATAGGTCAAATCCTTAATGTATTAGGATACGATGTTAATATAGATGATCATTTAGAATCATTAGCAAAATTAGAAAAGAATTTTAATGATAATAAAACTCTTGAAGATAAACTTAATGAAGTAAATACAATGAGTCTTAATGCTTCAATCGAATCATTATTTCCTCCTAATGAAATGAATCTATCTAATTATAAAGATGGTATGCAATTTGAATATTTTGCTAAAAAGAATCTTGATAATTCAGAATTACCTTATGTATTAAGATCTAACAATCCATTGGGTGTTCATATAATGGGTGGTGATAAAAAATGGGATGGTGAATTAGATATACAAGCTACTGCTAAAGATGGTGGTAGTGTATTAGCTACATTTAATCATCCAGCAAATGGAGTAAGAGCAGCAGTTATATTGATGATGAATAAGTCAGATATTACTTTCGGTATTAATGATATTGAAAAATTATATGGCAGCACACCTTCTCTAGAAGATATTATTAAAGGACATACAGCAGCCGAATCAGTAGAAGGATACCTTCTATCTTTAGAAAAAAACTTTGGTATTAGTAGAGATACAAATATTGATTTCTTTAATCCAGACCAAATGATCTCATTACTTGTTGCAATGTCAAAACACGAAATAGGAATACAAGATTACAATAAATATTGGGGAGATAATGGAGCAATGCTTCATTACTATATTAAACAAGGCTATGAACTAGCTTTAGAAAAACATAAACAAAATCAATAATGCCAATACTTACAAATAGTTTTCCAAGAAAAGAAAGAGATCTTAAAGAAGAAATGTGGTCATCTGTAGGAATAAACCAAGATTTTAAAATTACAGATATTGGTGAAGGTTATACTGATGAAAATATTGGTGCAATGGGAATCAAGAGATTGTTTAAAGATGGACAATCTTTTCCTGCTGAACAAGGATATTCTCCTTATCTTGATCCTAACTTAGATCTATGGCAACACGATATGACTGCATTTTCAACAAGTCAATCTAGTCAGGAATCAGAATATATTGCAAACAGATTAACAGAAGCTGGTGATGCAAACTATGCATCTCCTTATTATTGGTTAGGTAGAGTATTAGGTTTTCTTACAGATCCTACATCTTTAATGTTATGGACTAAAGCAGGAAGGGCTGCCATTGGTTCTGCTAAAGTATTTGGCACTATGGTTACAGCAGAAGAAGTAGCGAAACAATGGCTTGATCCTTCAAGACCAGATGAATTTGTTCCGTGGTCTATTGGATTAGGTTATGGAGTACCTGCTATTCTTAATAAATTAAGAACAGGAAAATTACCTCCTGCTATAAGTTCTAAAATTAAAAAAGCAGATGAAACATTTAATGGGCCACAAACTGTTTTATCTAAAGAAGGATATGAAGAAGGTAAATTAATAGATCCTAATACAGCTCAACAACCTTCAGCAGCAGGATCTAATGTAAATCCTAATGCTCCTAAACATATAAGTTATAATGCTGAAAGACAGGCAGAACAAATTGTTAAAACATTTCTTGGTAAGTTTGGAGAAGATGGGCCTTGGACTCCAGTCTTTAGAGTTTTAAAATCAAGTTCATTACAAGCTAGAGAAATGATTACTCAACTTTTAGATACTCCTTTATTACAATTAAAGAATACTAAAAAGTATGGATTTAGATCTTCAGAAATTTCTATGGAAATGGAAAGAAAACTAATGGAAAAAGAAGTAATCGAAGCTCATAAATTAATGGAAGATTTATTTACAAAATATTTAGATAGAATAGGTAGAAGTTTAGTTACTGGATCTAATCTTGAAATGAATTTAACACAAAGATTCAGCACCAATACAATGTCTTTAAATCAATTCTCTAAAGAGATTACTAAAGCAAGATTAAATAATTTATCTCACGATATACCTGAAGTAGCTGAAGCTGCTAGGATCACTCAAGAAAAAGTTTATAGACCTTTCTTAGAAGCATTAAATAAATATGGAGTAAGACTAGAACCTATTGAAAGAGAATTAAGATTTTGGGAAGATGTTTTATATCGAATGAATAAAAAAGGTTTAACTAATGAATCTTTTAAACATTCACAATCAGGAGAATTTGCTAATTGGAATATTAAAAAAATTGAAAACAGAATTATTAAACTACAAGAACGATTAGAACGTACTAAGAAATTTTCTGGTGTTAAAAATTATATTAATCGTATTTATATTAGAAAAGAAATAGATAAGAATAAATCTTTATTTGTTAAAATATTAAGAGATTCTTTTATTAGAAATAAACAACACGGATCATTAACTCGTATTAATCAAATAGCAGATGACTTAGCTAATGATTATCCATTTATTAGATTTGAAAAAGCAATGCAAGATGGAGATCGATATGCTTTTAATAATTCTAGATATGCTAGAGCTACAAGAGCTAGAGAAGTTTATCTAGATGAAATAGCTCAATTAGAATTACTTAAAGGAGGATTTATTGTAGATGATATGTTTCAATTAATGAAAATGTATTACAGACAAGTAGCTCCTGATATTGTTTTATCCAAAAAATATGGTGATGCTAATGGATTAGGATGGAGAACTACTGCTGGTCAGGCAGGATATGCACCAGGACTTAAACAAATTGAATTTGAATATGCTAAAAGAATACAGGCAGCAACATCTAAAACTCAAAAATCTAAATTAATTTCTGAAAGAAGTAGAGTCTTATCAGATTTAGAAGATGCAATAGAATTAATTAGAGGAACATATGGATTACCTGGAGATCCTACTCGTTGGTGGAGCAGGGGTATGAGAATGTTTAAACATTGGAATGCATTAACTATGTTAACAGGATTTATGTCAGCATTACCAGATCCAGTTCGTATCATAATGACTAATGGAATTAGAAAAACATTTGGTAGAGCTTTTCAAATTTATTCTCAAGGATTAAATGGAACTATAGTTAAATTAGGAAAGAAGGAAGCTAATGCAGCAGCAGAAGCTGTTGATATGATTACTGGTCATAGAGCTATGATGTTTTCTGATATTAGAGATATGTATGCTATAGGATCTAAAGCAGAATCTATGATTGGTAAGACATCTATGTTTAACTTTATGTATGTTAATATGATGTCTAGATGGACTGAATATTGGAAAAGTATTGGTGGAACAATTATTGGTTCTAGAATATTAGAAGATTCTCTTATATGGGCTAGAGGAGGAAAGCTTTCTGATAAATGGAAAACAGCTTTAGCAGCATCAGGTATTGATGCAGATATGGCAATAAGAATTGCCAAGCAATATAAAAAATATGGAACTAAAGGTAAAAATATTCTTATAGCTCAAACAGATTTATGGGATGACGCTAAAGCAGTTAAACATTATAGAGCTGCTATGAATAAAGATATTAATAGAACTGTCGTTACTCCAAGTTTAGGTGATACTCCATTATGGATGAGTACCGAACTAGGATCTACAATAGCTCAATTTAAAAAATTCGTAATGGCAGCAAACCAAAGAATGTTAATGAGAGGTTTACAAGAAAGAGATACTGAATTTTTAATGGGATCTTTAATGTTATTAGGATCAGGTATGATGATTGATGCTTTATATACTTATACAAGATTTGAAAAGGATTGGGGTAAAAAACCTTTTATGGAAAAATTATTATCAGCCTTTGATCGATCTGGTCTTGGCGGAATTTATTATGATATTAACAGAGCTATTGAATCTTTAACAGATAATAGAATAGGTATTAGACCAATTATTGGAGCTCATAAACCATATTCTAATAGCTTTAAATCAAAGGTCGGAAATATTGGAGGCCCATCTGCAGGTCAGATAGCAAACATATTTGATATTATGTATGACGTAGGTTCGGGTGGGTATAATCATTGGACTGCTCGTAATGTGCGTAGACTCATACCTTTTCAGAATATATGGTATCTCGACTGGCTTTTTGATGGGTTCGAAAAAGGATTAAGATAAATAATGGCAATAACTATATCAGATACTACACCTCGAGTACAATATACTGCTACAAGTGGACAGACTTCTTTTACTGTAAATTTTGAATTTTTTGTTAATGCAGATTTAAAAGTTTATAATGCATCAAGTTTATTAACTTATGCAGCTGCTCCAGCAAATGCTACACAATATTCGGTAACAGGTGCAGGAATTACTGGCGGTGGATCAATTACATTAGGTAGTCCAGGTGCTACTCTTAATGATGTTATTACAATCTATAGAGATATGTCAGTTTCAAGATCAACTGACTTTCCAACTTCAGGAACTTTTCAAGTAGATTCTTTAAATGAAGAATTAGACAAACTAACTGCTATGGTACAGCAGGTAGAAACAGATACAAAGTATTCACCTAAATTTTCTCAAACAACTGCAACAGGATTTAATTTAACATTTCCAGAATTAGTTGCTA